AAGAAACTGGCCTAGAATACCACCACCCGGATTTGGATTATTTGGATCGAACCTTTCAAAACCAGTCACACCGGGCAAGCCGTACTCTTTAGTACCTATCTGAGCCAAGGCCATACCAATGGGCCCACCAGCAAGACCCATTGCTCCACGGGCAAGCATTTCACCTGTGCCTTGCTTTCGAGCCTGCTCCATTACAGGCCCATAAACTGTTTGATATCCTGCGTCCTGCACCCCTGCGCGAAGTTTTCCTTCTCCAGCCGGGTCATAAACGGGGTTGTAACCAATTTGACCCTTTACATTTTGAGGGTTCATGTACTTTGAAAACTGATTATTAGCAATACCCATACGAGTATTCAGATTCATGTTGGCTGAATAGTCTATCTTACTGGGGTCTATACCAAGAACTCGGCTAAAAAGGCCCTCTTTACCATATGGATTCGAGGCAGTAATTCCACGCTGAGTATTAAAAAGACTCTGCATGTCTGCTACAGCTTGGTTCATATTGGTCGATGGACCAGTGTAGCCCGGGTTATCAGCGTCGTTTACAAAGTTTCCACCAAAGGTGTAATTACCTGTGGTCTGCGCCCCGTCAGCCATAGCCCCCGCCATCGCAATATCTTGCTGTAGGGATTGATCCATATCCTCATCGGACAGACCAGATGAATCTTGGTTCCAGTTACCCATTAACTAACTCCACGGAACTTTCCACCTTTGAGTGCTTTGCCCATGCCACGGCACGACATGTACTTGCCATTCTTGGCATTTACAACTGATGACATGTGTTTTTCCAATGTCTCTGACCCACCGTCCTTGCGACCACGAGCTTCCTTCATTAACTTTTGTGCTGATCCTCGAGTAATACTAAGATCATCTGCAAACTGGTTTAATCTTGGTCTTGCCATTCTTCCCTCGATCAATAATTTCTTCTATGGTCCTGTCACAGCCAATACATCTTACACCTTCTTCGTCTAAGACACAAATACCTACGCACGGACTCTTGCCTACTTCCGATTCATCCACGCTGTAGCACCCATAAACACCCCAACAATACCCGCGCCGGAAATATAAAACAAATTAGATATATCAGACAAAGCTGTAACTCTATCTAAAGGTATAAAAAACATGGCTGCGGTAAACACACCCATACTAATCAGTGTGTACCTTGCCATACGCAGTTGCGCTAGATTTTTTCGTAACTCTGTTTCAGTCTGCCTGATCTCTTTGGCGTGTTCAAGCTCCTCGTCGGTAACTACCCCGTCGCCATCCATATCGTATTGGTCGTAGCCGCTGTCTTTCTGAAGGCGCTTTGACATCACTTCTTACCAAAAAACTTAGCGGCACCGCGCATACCAAAACTGGCAGCAACAATCGTACCAAGAGTATATTGATAGTACTCCGGCATGGCCTCAAGAGCAGTAAACCCATCAGATACAATTTGTCTCCCCCATTCTCCGCAAAATGCCAAAATTAATGGAACCGAAAAAAGTACAGTTAACCACTCATCCTTCCAGCTATGTGCAGAAGCATCAGCCATTTTGAGATCCCAGTCAATCTCGCCTGTGGCCTTCTTCTGCATAATGACAGCTTCAGCCTTGGCCTTGGCAACCTTTGCACCAGCCTCGGCTTTCTTGGTTTCAACCTTACCCTCGAGCCACGTTGAAGCAAGGTTTCCTAGTGGTCCTATAAGAGCCTGTATCATTCTATGATCCTCACAATATAGTTCGTGCCATCTGTGTTCTTTGATACCTCAACGGTCTTATTTTCACAAGAATACCGCACAGAAGTAGACTTTTTGTATAGATTACGCTCTATGGTGCGCTTGGCTTTCAAACATTTAGAAATTTGCTCATAAGCGGTATGCTCTGATACATCGCCGCTCATGTACAAAATCAACGTCATAGTTTTAATTACCGTTGCGTCCATTCCTAAGCTTCTCTATCTGACTCTCAATATTTGTAATTCTTTTTTCATAGAAGTCTAATGTCAATTTTTGTTGCTGGTCATGCGGAGCGCGACCTTCATCTATCTGTTCTTGAAGCTTCCCAAGTTGCTCTGCTAAATGTTCAATCAACATATACTGTTCACTGTCGGCTGGCAGAACACCCATATCACCTCTAGGCCATTTTATGCGAAACTCTGTGTTTTGTCCTAAGTCAGCCTCTATCAAGACAAATTTATTTTCAATCGTATTCAGGCGTTCAATGATTCCGAAATATGCCCATGTGCCAATAGCCGCCCCAACAACCATCGCCATGAGGTTCCGTATAGGCATTGATAGTTCAGTGTTCTCATTTATCTTGGTTGCCACTATTCAACACCCAGAACCTTTGACAGCCCAAATACTTCAAGCATTATGAAGGTAAAGAAAAGCAGCAAGATTGAACCAGCTATTAGCTTGCCGCTGAAATTGGTCGAACCAATCTTGATAGCTACAAATTCATTACCCAGTATACGAAGCACTAGCTCAAAGCTGTTTTGTCCGACATTAACCTCAACAGGTTTTTTCTTTTCTTCCATCAGATAATACCCCTAATCGTTCTGAGGTCATCCAAGTTTTTCTCTTTCTTCCCGCCGTCATACTCCCACGCATAACCACGACTGACCATTTCCTCGTTGATGTTCATAACACCACACCAAATAGTCCCAAGCATTCGACCGTACTTGCCGTCCTTTTCGGTAGCTACCCACAGTTTGTCACACTCTGACAGGCGGCGCTCCAAAAAATCCTTGGCTTCAAGACCAAGTTTTTTCTCTTCCAAGTCTTTGGTTCTGGATTCTGGTGTATCAATACCAGTCAGTCTAACACGTTCTTTTTTGGTAAGATCGAAGCCAAGATCTATGAGTATATCAACGGTGTCACCGTCAACCACCTTGACTACTTCTTTGATTTTGTACTCATACATATCAAACCGTACCCCTATTACCTAGACAGTTGACCTTTAGGCAAAGCTCTGCACCTGTAACTGACTGGTTTGTAGCCTTTGTAGTACTTGTGTACATCACTTGCCATGCCCAGCGCCCTGACTTTACATGTACGCTCTATGTCAAACCACTGTTGCCCTTCAAAAGTTACGCAGATCTCCATGTTGGATATCATGCAAGCAACAACAATCGCCTGATACATCTACCTCTCACGTTTTAGGTCAGCCTGTGTGTTGATACGATAAATGTTCACATCGTTACGATCATTGGCAATACCCTGCTGCGCCTGCATACGCTGCATAGCCAACTGTGCCGACTGCTCTAACTTAGCCTGATCAATCTGGAAGTCCATTGCATCATTCTGCATCTTACGCTGGATCTCTGTGGTATCGTTCTGCAACTCCTGCTGGCGAATCTCAACCAGTGGGTCAGGCTTTTGCGGCGGAATCAGAAGAGGTGACAACTGTTCAAGTGTTTCTGAAATCTGCTGTGCAACCATAGCTTCAACAGCCATTGGGTCAACCTGAGGCACTACCTCTCCTGCCATCTGTGCCTGTTGAACTGCTTTTTGGAATACATCCTCAACAATATCCCTAGCAAACAAAGACACATGCTCTTGAATGTGAGCCTGCAACAACAAGAAAGCCTGCGGACTAGCCTGAATAGCAGGGGACTGAATCATGGATGCATGCACTCTGATATGAGCACGATGATCCTGCTCCTTGAATGCCTGACTAGGTGCACCCTTCAGAGCCATAGCATTTTCCATAGCCGGGTCATTCGGCTGCGGTGGCTGCGGCGCTGGTAAGATAGCGTCGATGTTCTTCACATCCAATGCATCATACATCCGGCGATAGGCTTCATACAGATTATGCATCTGCGGCGCGGCCTGTGCTAACTGCAACTGTGTTTGTGCAAGAGACAGACGCTGGGCCATAGAAAAAATCGACGGGTCAGATACAGGGAGAATATCTATGCGCCCGTCGAAGTCCTGCGCCATGATAGCGGGATTTATATTCGCCCCGATAGCATATGGATACGGCACAGGGTTAGTAGAGAAAATCTCCGCCAGCATACGAAACTCAGCTTTCTGAGCGTAATGCAGCCGCTTATGAATGCTTGATATAATCTTTGAACCCTGCTCAATCAGGGCCACTGTTGTTCCCACGGGAGCCTGTGAGTTGACATCTGCGACCTTTGTGTCCGCAACCTGTGCAAATCGTCTACCTGAATCAACGACCACCCCGAGTAATTGAGCCAGCGTTGCAGAAGGCTCCTTGTACGGCAACGGGATAATAGAATTGCGAACATCACCGCCGGGAACATCGATATCGCGGAACTCACCCGGATTAATAGGCTCATCGTCGTTTCGTACACGAACACCACGGGCTTTGAAACCACCCGGTAAATTCGAGAGCGTACCCGCATCAATAAGCTGACGGAGAATAGATGTGGCAGCACGAGATAATCCTCCAATCATATGCAGTAAGCCAAACCCGTAGAAACCAAAACCGGGCAGGAACTTGAAGTGAACAAAAAAATCACGCTTGCGGCGCATTGGATCCTGCTCACGATAGTTCCTTACTACCGAGAGAATCTGTCCCGAATCACCGTCCATAGTGACGATATACGGCAGCTTGATACCCGTAGCTTCACCTTCCTCATCCAAATCCTCAAATCCCTCAAGATCCAAGTCAACATGGATTTCGTAAAGTGTATACACCTCATCACTATATCCCGGGCGTAAACCCTGAAGCTCGTCAGCCTTTCCACGAATTGTCGAGTCAGACTCTTCATCTTCTGTTGCAGACAAGTCAACATCTCGATAAACACCTCCTACCTGTAACTTCCTTATATCGTTCTCAGTCATACGAACAACGTGAGTGTAACGCTCCGCTGTACGCAAATCTGACGCAGCATAAGGAACAATCAAATCTTCAGCCGGAACAAACTTGGATACCGCCCTCTGACGAGTGGGATCAAAGTAAACCTTCTTAAACGTAGAACCAGTAATCGGAAGGTAAAACAACATCTGATCCGTGTCCTGATCAAACTCCTCCATTACCTCCGTAATCTGGTAATTCATAAAGTCCTTAACACGCTGGGCCTGATCCTCAACTTCCTTGGTCTGCTGACCAAGTATCTGCGTCTTTACAGGACCACCCGGAGGCAACATCTCTTTGTATGCCTGCGCCTGAAACTGCGTCACAGCCTCGCTCAATAACGGATGCGTTACACCAGATGAACCAAGAAACGGCTCAGAACGCTCCTCATAATTAATCCCCAGTAACACTAAACCCTTCGATATGGTCTCTTCCCACTCCTCACGAGAACCCTTGTCCTCATCTACCTTAGAACCAAGGTCCGAGGACAAAGCTCCAAGTACCGAGTCATCAAGTACTTCAGCCAAGTTTGCATTGTGATCGTACTCTTCAGCCTCAACCTCGATCATCTGCTCTTCGCCAACAATCTCAATGCCCGGAGGTAACATTTCCTGCTGATCCATAGGTACTTGGACCTCGGTCATTTGTTCTTCTGCCGTCATCCCCGGTCCGCCGGGGCCCATTGCAGGTGCAACCATTTGTGGAGGTAGTGCCATTAAACTTTTCCCTGTTTCAAAGTTGCACGATTGGTGCGTGGGTTATATACATACTCAGTTTTATTTCTTCCTGAACCCTTGGACGCACGATCTATTGCTCTTTCTTGCGCTGTCATCGCATCTCTAGCAAGACCTTTTTTTGTCAACTCTTCAGAGTCCTTGGAAACCATGCCTCGATCTCTAAGTATATTAACAGCCATTTCTCGGTCACCAACCTGTTCGGATAACCTGTCAATCAACCGATTCCTGCCCATATACTTTTGAGTTTGAAAACCCATTAAAAGGTTCCTTTAAAAGTTCCGCCACGAGCTTTCATCACAGCCTTACTCATGCCGCCAGTCTTGTACTTACCCGCTAGCTTCGGACTTATCTTCTCCTGCACAGTCTCGGGTAACTTTGAAAAGCCTTCGTACTTAGATGGTACAGCATTCATGCCACCGTCTTTTCGCTGCGTTTTCTTCGTCTTATTTCTTAAAATTTCATCCGGGTACGCTTTATCTGTGAGAGCTTTGCGTCTTAGTCTTTCAGTACCCACGCTTCCCTGACGTTTCATTGTGCCAAAAACGCTGTCAGGTGTATCAAGAATCGCCTGTAATTCTTTGTCCGTTTTGTCAGCTAAGAACTCTACGCCAAGTTTTTTCCGCAATCTGTTAAAAGCAGAAGCATCACTTGCTCGAACAATTTTCTTCTTCTTTTCCTTATCGGACATTAGAACACTCCTTTGAATCTTTGTGGACGGGCAATAGGACTAAAGCCCTTGATTATGCCACCGCCACTCTTGGTTTGTACCTGACGCTCTTTCTTGATCTCAATATAACGATCATATTCAGGGTCAGTAAGATTCTGAATATTTTTCAACGCCACCGCCATTATCTGTTTGTCTGTTCGCATTTTATGAATATACCTTAAATAAGTCGCCTATACCAGAACGCATGTCAACCTTGCCGCCGCGCTTGTATCTGCGAGGCAGTAAGTTATCTCTATAATTAGCTTCAGAGTTTAGTCTTCCATCTCCGCTAAAGTTTAAATCTAGATAAGTCACTGGATGTTCCGGTCCACCATATTTTGCCGATGTCTCTCCCAAGTGATTTTCAACAAACTCATCGGGGCTTAACTTACCCGTTTCTAAATCAGGGAACTGTTTCTTCAGTTCTTCAATGTAACTTTTAGGGGCCGCGTCATAAGTGATCTTGAACGCCTCTGGATCCTGCCCACGAAGTCCTGCCATGTCTCTGTAGTCAGGAAAATAGATCCTATCTACTCCAGTTTGTCTGGCATCCCTAACTACCATTGCTATGTTATGTCGAGCAGCTTGCTTCTGATTTCTAAAAGGTTGATTGGGTGCAAACCTAATATTTGTACTCCTCATTGGCGCTCCGACAAAGCCGTCTTGATACATATACTCAACAAGTTCATCGCTCTCAGAGCCAAATATTTTGTTACGCTTTTCATTCAGTGATCTTGTTAGAGTCAGGGCCTGCTCCTGTAGGCTGTCACTTTCTGCTCTACTGGCAATATTCTCGCGCCGCAAAACATTAACAGCTTCTTGCTCTTTTACTATCGACTTAAAATCAATTGCTCTGCTATCAGGTAGATCCGCAAACAGGCCCCTCAAGAAGGTAGTGCTGTTTTCATTTTGAGTCTCTAGAACATCAGTGATCTTACCCGGCGCAGTAGCAGGGTAATTCTGTGCTTCCTTTCGATAGTAAGCACGGCCCTGATCAAAAGACTTTTCCGCGTTATTCTTGATCGCCTCAGAGATTTTTAAAGCAACGTGATCAACTTTGTTAAACCCCTGTGGAAGATTTTTAAGTTGATCTAAGTCAGGTCTAAGTCGAGATGCAAGATTCTGTTCAGTATTTGTACCTACAACATTATTGAATGCTGGAGAATCAGGGGGGAAATCAATCCCTTTCTGTAATGCTCGTTTTAATTGATCTGGATTAAGCATCAACGCTTTCGAGGAATTCTGACGCACTACATCTCGCACCACGTTTCTAATAAAATTAGGGGCCATTGTGCTTATTTGACCCTCTATCATTGATCGGTTGGTCGAGTATAGAGAGTCCTTTGAAATAGAGTGAAGAGCGGACATGCCGTCGTTTATTCCCTCGTTAAACTCTCTTTCTTTAGATCTTGTTTCAGATTCATATTGTAGTTGTCTCTTTTTAAGATCTGCAACTTTTGCATCAACTCCTAGTCGTTCCTGTCTAAAACCCTCAAATGCTTTATAATCAGCAGTGTCTTGAAGCTCGTCTATTCTGTTGTTCAACTGAGAGATTTTTTGTGGCGTCAGGGTAACAAATTGTTTCCCAGTCTTTTCCGAAATAGGAACTTTGCCGTACTGTTGTTGTACAACATCAAATTGGTTTTCTTCAACAACACGAGAAATGCGCTGAGAGCCAAATACTTGAGGTTCTTTGTGATCACTGTAACGAACATGTGCATACGCACCTTTTACGCCGCTGTGATGAGTTAAATCTCTCGAAGCCGCGTCTGGCGTTCTTGGGTTTGAAACAACAAGCTCTACATAATCAACCTCAGAAGCCGCGTCCCTGTCCATAAACCTCTGAAAGTTCTCGTGATAAAACTCTTCGCCACCCGCATCTACAGGTCTTCCATCCTGAGAAAACTCTTCTGCTTGTGATCTCGGTAGTTTTATAACCTTTATGTCAGCGCCATTTTCTTTTACATAGTCCAGATAATCTGATGCAGGGCGTTTTACTGTTTTGTTGCTGGCAGCAAAAGCACCAATACCAGACGCATCTATTTCAGCATCTGTTACCCCCGCTTTCTTCAAGCGAGGCAGTAACTGCTCCCCAGTAAACCCCTTCTTACCTTCTCCTAAAATATCTTTAGAATTAGCTAGTACAGACTCTAGCGGAGAATAATCATCTATAAAATAATAATCAACATCGTCAAAACTAGGGCCTTTTTTAGTCGCAGGATTAAGAACTGGCTTAACTTCGCCCGGGGTCCCCGGTGCACCAACCTTCTTCTCAAGTGGCACGAACTTATCTGCACCCGCCTCTACATCAAGAACCATAGGTCCAAGGTCCGAGGGCGAAGCTTCCATCTCAATGTTGCCAGATCCCTTGACCTCGGTCCCCGAACCACGGGTTTTGGTAGCCTTGGCGAACAGCTTACCGATACCGGGAGCCAAAAGCGCAGCCTCACCTCCAACGCCAGCTACACCTGCGATGCC